TCATCCATTTCTTCTGTGTCGTCTTCATCTAAAGTAATTTCATACATAACTTCGTCTGAATCATCAACATCTGACATATCACTTTCATCAAAAATTGATGCAATAACATTATCAAGTGTATCATCATTCATATCTTCAGAATCGTCTTCCATCATTTCGATATCATCGTCTTCCGTCATATCTTCAGAAGAGAAATCATCTTCCATAGATTCACCAAGCTTAACTAGATATTCTACATCAGAGTTGTCATCGGTTAAATGAATATTATCACCGTCTTTTTTTACGATAATTCCATCATTTTCACCCATAGCTTTAAACACTTTCAAAATTTCTTCGTCAGAAGCATCAGTTAAATCTATTGGATTTTCGTCTGAATCCATATCCATGTCCATACCCATTTCAACATCGTCCATATCTACATTATCTGTATCTATGTCATCATCTTCAATGTCCATATCCATTTCCATTTCATCATTATCAGCATCCGTATCAACGTCTGCATCTATTTCAATCTCACCATCCTCGTCTTGCTCGGTTAGAGATTCTTTTACTAATTGACTGATTTCTTCTTTCATTGTAGATTGAAGTATTCCTTTTGCATTCTCGGCTATTGCTTCTTCAACTTGTTTCATTTGAATAAGAGCCTCTTGAACTAAAGATTTATTTTCTTTCATTTATTTAACATATAAATATGTACCGAATTAGAAAAATTCATTTCTAACCTGATATCATGTTTGTTTTTATTTACTATAAATATGTCCAAGCATAAAAAAAGTGGTAATTAACCACTTCAAATAATTTAATAAACAAAAAAAAAGTGGTCCGTAGACCACTTTAATTTATTCAATAACTTCATCAATTTTACTTTCAGAGACTGATGTAATTCTCCAATCATGAGTAAACCCTTCATACTTTCCTGTTACCTTGGCTTCTACATCCGTTACAGAAAACCCTTTTACAAGTTTCTCTTCTCTAATTTTCTTAATTTTACCAGTTGTTTCGTCAGGTAAATCATACTGAACTTTTGCTACAAAAAATTTTTCTTCCATACTGTTATTTATTTTCCCAAATAATCGTTCAATTTTTTCATTAAGTCAATTCCTTTGGTTTGAAATTCAGAATTTTCAGGTGATTTATATTTTTTTTCTTCTTCAATATTCTCGTCATACTTACTTCTATCCTCAGCATTACTAAATAAATAAGCCCCAGGAGTTGATGGAGATGATACCAAATCAAAACAAATTAATTCAAAATCATCTTGAACTTCATTTCTTTCACCTACTTTTTTTAAGGAACCTACCCCTCTTGAAGATACTCCCATTGTTACACCTTGTCTCATTAGATCAGCGGCTTGGTCTCCTTTGGTGGATACAATACCTCTCTCGTGAAATCCTGGTGAGGTTAACAATTTAAGTTTACCCATCAGAATGTTTGCTTCCCACCATATATCTGTGATAATGTGAGCTACTCGGTCTAAGTCAATTAAGGATGACTCAGGGTGATTAAGTTCTGATGTTGATAAACCTTTGGCAATTGCCTTCTTGTAGTTCTCAGCTTCTCTTTTTAATATCCTTTCAGGATAGAATCTTCCATTTCTATTTGGAGTGTCATATTTTTGTAACACCGCATAAAATTCAAATGGATTTCTATAATCTAAAGTTGCTGCTTCCTTTAACATTATGGAATTACGAACATCTTTAGGAGAAACCCAACCTGCGTCTGTTTCAATTAATATACCGTGACCAACTTCATTTGCTTCTAAAATTCTTAACTTTTTCATTAATACTTTTTATGATAAATATATCAATCAAGTATCTTTGTTAAATTTTTTTCTCTTTTGAAAGTGAAAAATCAAAGTATTTATTTTCAATTACATTATCTCTGACAATATTTTTTATAATTTTTTTAATAGATTCCTTTATTTCTGAAGATTTAAAATCCATTTCTTGATTGGTATATAAATTAACTTCTAAGTTAAAAAATGATTTTTTTCCGTGTAAAATACCACTTGTTCTTAAGTCTAAATCTACAATACTTGTTTCTTTAAAAAGATTAGAATCAATTGAGTTAAATACTGAATGTTTAATTTCTCTATTTAGATTACCCACGACCCGATTCCAATTGTCGTGTTCAAATTTGGGGGAAACCCAAGATTGGATGTTTATGTACAGGGATTTAAGATTCTTAGAATCTACAGTACCATAGACCGATTTTATCGGACTATACAGATTTAACTTTACACTTTTGCCTTTTTTCATTAAACTTCATTGATATCAATGTTTATTTATTTAGTGAAAAAATAATACAAAATAATACCATTGTCAAAAAAAATTCAATAAATTAAAGTATTTGTATAATATGTTAGTAGTAAAAATAAATAATGGTGACCTTAGTAAGGCGTTAAAAACTTTAAAATCTAAAGTTATCAAAACTAAACAGAATCAAATGTTATTTGATAAAAAAGAATTTGTAAAAAAATCTGTTGCAAAAAGAAGCCAAAAATTAAAGGCAACTTACATACAAAAAATAAGAACTTCCTTAGATTGATTCTTCTAAGTTTTTTAACTTAAGAAAATTTAATTGGTCAAACTTTTCGGACTTTAATCTATCAATAGTTTCAGACAATTTTGTTTTTAACTCAAATTCCTCTTCTTTTTCTAAGATTGAATTAAGTTTACATATTGCACTTTCTCTAATAGTTTCAAATTTACCCTCAAGAGATTTTGTGTCTTCAGACATTAATTGAATAAATTCTTTTTTTGTTGTTTCATCTAAATTATCCACAAAATTACTTAAAGTTTGATTTGCAATACTAACCATAGATTTTAATGGAAGATTAATTGATTCTTTAACAATGCTGGTTTTAGAAACTAAAACACTTGTGATGTTCTTTTTAGAATTAATTCTTTCTAATAAGTTTAATTTATTAGTATAAACAAGAGTATCAATGTCAGAATATTTGTTCTCAATGTTTTCCGAAATAGTACTTGGTAATTTAATGTTCGGTAATAAATTTTGGATTAAACTAATACCTTCCTCTAAGAAATCCTTAGCGTCAGATTCATTTAGTCCTTGAGGAGTATTCAATTGGTCGTATAAAGAATACAATTTAGACATATTTTTGTTATTCAAAACATTATGTTTGAATTCTTTTAACAATTTCTTGAATTCCTTTTCATCTTTGTAGGATTCAAAAAGATTATTTTCAATTATGGATTTGATTTTTCCGAACGTCATTTTAAGTGTGGTTTCAATATAAATATTATGAGTTTAATAACTTATCCAATTCTTTTGAAATTTCTCCTAAAGAATCTTGTCCTTGTGATAAATTTAAGAATCTTGAGTTCTCACCAAAATTACTTTCTAACAAAATATTCATATTAGCAATCTTAGATTCTGGTGTTACCTCACCTCCTGCTGGCGGTGGTGGTACCTCTCCTCCTTCAGGTGGTAATGGTGCTTCTCCTCCTGCAGGCGGAGGTGAGCTAAATGCTTCCATTCCTGTTGCTCCTCCTTCTTCACCTCCTCCTGTGGTTGCAGTTGCGGTTGCAGTACCTCCTGAATTATTACCATATAATTTATCAATATTATCAAATAAACCTGTTTTGGTGATAACGGTAGGAGTTGCTTTAAGTTCTTCTCCAACAGCTCTTTCAATTCTTTGTTGTTGTAAATCTAATCTGATTTCTTCGTCGGACCAATTAAAGATATGTTTTTTAGCCCAAGTTGAAGATGTTGCTTGAATACCGTTTCCTGGGTCGGCAACCAAATCTTTATATAATAACACTTTTTCTTTCCAAACGTCAATCTTTAATAAGTCTGCTTGGGTAGATGGATTAGATAATCCTAATGTAAAGTTTTGTAATTCGTCTTCAAACCCTAATAAAAATAAGTGAACAATTGCAATCTTATTAAGTTCAGCAATCATACTTTTTTGAATTCTGTTAATTGTACGAGCAAAACGAATATCTTGTAATGATAAGTTTTTACCATCACCAACAACTTCCTCAAAACCTAAAAATGCTTTAGGAACACGAAGAGCCGTTAATAATTTCTTTTGAATATATTCTATGTCTGCAATTTCTGATAGGTTTGT